CGTGCTGCTAATAGTTGTTGCCATTTATCTTAACCTCGAAACTGTGGTTTCTAATACGACATTTTCATCTGTACTTAAAATACCAAATTCAACTCTGATTCGACATGCGTTTCTATCCAAATCAAATCTAACATCTAAGTTCTTAATAGAAGCACGGGGTTCGTATCTTGCGATAGTCCCGTATATTTGCTCTCGCACTTCATCTTCTGTATCCAGATCTGCAAGATTGAATAACTGTCCTCTAAGGTCTGCACCGAAATCAGGACGAAAAGGTTTTTCGAATCTATTAGTCTGTAATAAATTTTTAACTGCTTGTTTTACCGCTGCAGCATCTTTTTTCTTAAATACATCTCCGGTAGAAGAGTTCAAACCAAAGGTAAGATCTATATCTGAATAAACCTTCTGCCGACTCGTTACTAGAGTAGCACCTTGTAATTTACCGTCTTCTGTTGAAAGTATTTTTGCCATAGTCTTATTTATAACAGAATCTCAACCAATTCGTTCTTCGATTGGAGTTTTGTATTAAACGTGGTTTCGACATTCCTTTTAAAAGAGATGTCAAAACTTTCGGGTACATTCGGCATTTCAACCACAATCTGACAAGACGGATCTCCTGAAGGATCATAAGTGTCATAATCTAAAATTAATTTATCGTAATCACAATAGTCTTTCCAGAAAACAGCAAGATCATACGACTTAGCGAAATCTATTTTTCCGTTAGTTCCGTATAACTGATATACAACTGCTCTTCCCGTTTGTTTAAGATCGTTAGTTGATTGAGCAGTTACCGTTTCCGCATCAGCAGGAACATATACGCCTTCTGCAACAGTTAATCTATATTGATCAAAGTCAGAGTTAGCAGTAGTCTTTTTGATGAGTTCTGCATGCAAGTAGAGGTTACGTGCCAGTTGATCTTTGTCGGTTTTTATTCTTTCGAACTGAACCCTACTTCCTCTCGCTCCTAAAAACTTAACTATAGGTACACCTGCCGCTAACTGTGTGTTCGCGGTAATGTCGGAAGCAAAGTTTGGATTATAAATTGGATCTGGTAAATATATCATACTAAGAATCTCTTACTTTTCACGTCTGCAGGGTTGTTACCCAAAGGTTTGTATCCAAACTTCTTCTGTTTAGATCTGTTTGAAGTTCTGCCAATCTTACCATCAAATGCTTTTGCAAAGTCGCTAGACAGCAACCCTTCTGCTACTAAATTTCCAGTGAATTCTTTATTGTTGAAATTAGATGTGTCACGAATCTTAGAACGAATCTCATCGATAGTTGGATCACGATCAAACAGATCTTTGTAATCGTCTGTTTTCAGAATCTTAGAAACGAGAGAGTTTGGATCGTTGATGTCCGTATCCACAATCACCTTACGAATAGCAAAGTTACTGACTGCCAAGTGAGGAGCAATAAGTTCCGTTGTCGGTTCTGGTGCATCCGGTGGGGTTTCGATGAAAGGGAAAATCGTAGTGTACTTTTCAGGTGACCCTGATGCGCTTGCTCCATCAGCAGTGCCAGATTTTGCTGGTGCTACCTTAGCATAATGAGAATTTCCTGCCATGTTCGCATAGTCAGCAGTGATTGCTTCTGCCTCTCGACCTACAAGAGTTCCATAGAAGGTTGTGCCCCCGTTTCCTGCTCCATTAGGAGGTCCTGAGTAGACCTTTCCATAATGATCGACCAATGTGCCACCAATGGTTCCTTTCGTCCCCAGAACGGACACAGTAAGTCCTGTGATGTTTGTAGTCTCAGACGATGCTGCCCACTCACTCTCTGCCGTAGTCACCAGGCGATTCCCGGAAGTCAGTTCCACATCGCCTTGTACCCAATTATTCTGATCGCCCTTGACAAACACGTAATTATCTGATAATAGGGTTTGCGTGTGAGTTCCAACAACGCGACTGCTCTGCGAACCTTTGATAGTTGAGTTGTGGTTATTATCGAATACCCCTGTATAACTACCATGCACCGCTTCTTCTTTGTTACCTGCAACATCAACGTTAATGTTTCCATCTACGGTGAGATTATAGTCTCCGGTGACTCGAACGTTGAGGTTGCCTTTGTAAACAAGATTGCCCTCACCCTCAACGATAACGGTATGATCTCCCCCAGTGACTTCGACCTTTTTATTAACTGCAGAAAACAGAACGGACCCGTCAGCACGAAGTTCTAATCCTGCTCCGGATCTATGTTTCATAATCATACGTTCGCCACCGGGAGTATCATCTATTTCCCATGAGTGACCCGATGGTGTTTGCTGAACCTGATTGAACGGATATTGAGACGGTTTCTGATCTGGAAGTTCTATCGAAACGTTTTTATCGCCACCTCCACTAAACAACTGTGTAGTGGTTTCTCCCTTTGCTGCTTTATTAGTGGAAGTTCCAAAGTAATAGTCTTGTGCAGGATATTGTCCACTAGCGTCAGAGAATCCTGTTTGAGGTACCCCAAGAGTTTCTTCCTGACCTTCGCCCAGTTTTTGAATACGTGCTACTATATTATCTTCTTTGGTTGTCATTCTGGTATCCTTGTCGTAACAAGTTCTGACGGTGAGAAAGGTCCTCTAGCAGAAGGATCTTCGAACAATGATTTTTTGTTAAACAAATCATCGACATAATCTCTTACATCAAAACCCGGATCTTCTTCTAAAACATCTACATCATTATGTCCAAGGATTTGTCCTCCCGGATATCGAGCATAGAAAGCAGCACAGAAAGCATTGAACGTATTCATTTGTGCAAGAGTTAAGGATGACACCCCTCGATAAGAACCCGGAAACGCAGTACCTGAAGGAGCATTGATACCACCTACAAAGACTAGTCCGATACTATACTCATCATGTCCGTTTGCACTAGTATGCTCACCTTGCTTATTGACTGGTCTGCCTCTTTGTAATGAACCGTCTCTTCGAATAACATAATGATAACCTATGCCACTAAGACCTAGATCAATATGAATAGCATTAATTTCTTCTGCTCCGATATTTTTATTGGTGTAAGTATCAGTCCAGTGCACAATAACTTCCGTTACTTGACGAGAAATAGAATTAATATCTGCTTGCAATTCTTCTACTGAAGACACATAAGAAAACTTCGCACCCTTGTCTTCGAAATTTAAAGTAGAACTAAGATCAAACGGATCAGCAAAAGCAGATTCTTCGTTTTCTATTACCACACTTCCTGCAATGGTTGTGTTAAGGTCTTCTAATCCTGCTCTGACTTCATCTGGGGTTTTACCAGAAGATTTGGAAATAATATCAACCGCTTTATCTCTGTCTGCTTGATCTCCTTGTGCTAGAGTGATAACCTCGTCCCTATCTAAAGAAGTTAGATTGGGAGCAAGGTTTCTCATGATATTAGCACCTTGTCCGGTTTGTTTTTCTGTAAACCCCTGCAACAATCCTGATTTAGAGTCGCTGATAATCGTACCTACGGTTTTATCATAAGCATCTCTGCCCTTTGATAATTGGTTTAAGTTATCATCTAATCCTTTTTTGGCATCTGCAAAAACAGACTCTCCAACCTTTCCTGTTTGTGCAGCAAAGTCGTTTTTGAGTTTGTCTTGGTTAATGTCTATATTTTGCGTGAGTCCTTCTGCAACCTTAGTAACCGAACCTTCGACAGCAGAGGTTAAAGCAGCACCTTGATTCTCAAGTTTTTCTTTTGCGTTATTAAAATCTCCTAATGCCCCTGCTAGATTTCCTCCTATATCATCGGCACTAGCGCCGGGAAAAGGATTTTTAGCCGACAAATCAACTGCATTATTGATCGCAGTCGATGCCGATGCTGCGAGATCGTTTGCTTTTGCAGTAAGTTCGTTCAATGCGTCTGCACCGGGAAACTTGCCTAAATTTCCCTTTGCTTGTTCGAGCAAACTCAACTGTCCTTTCGGCATTATGTTTCCAGCAATCTTTTGTACATACCCATCAAAAACTTGCAACCCTGTGCACTTGGCAAGCATTGCATTAATAGTCTCATCTATTTGAGAAGCAGTATCAATCGAAGATGATATTGGATAAACGTTTCCGTCAGAATCTGGGTCACTCCACGCAATATTAATCTTGACTGCACTTTTCGTTTTTGCTGGTTGAGAACCAAAGTCGTTTACTGCTCCTTCGAGGGCAGACAACTGATCAGTGACCACACCTTCAACCGCACCCGCATTCAGTTTACCAGACACATCTTTCGTTAGATTCGTAACACTCTGAATACCACCATTGATTTCACCTGCAACCTGACCTACTTTTGTTTCAGTTGCGTTAGCAAACGAGGTTTGAACATTTGTCGCTGCGTTTTTAACAGTCCCTTCATACGCATCATTTACGGAGGCAACCGTCTGGTTTAAATTATTTTTTAATGTTTCTTTAGTTGTCATGCGAACACCTCTTCAAAGGCATTTTCCGATTTAGACAAAGGATTCTGTACATCTGATTTGATATAAAATTTAGTCACGATATTAGACGCTTCTTCTATAGTTTTTGCTTGAAGAAGTTTTTTGTTTGCCAAGTTTTGTGTTGTCCTTAGTTCGTAAATAACAAACTGAAGTTGTGTAGAATAGTTTTTCCAATCTACTTTGGGTTGGAAAAGCGAACCGAATTGAATAAGACGATTATATCTATTACCCTTTAAACGACTCCATGCAGCAATGCCTACACCGTCACCCTGAAAACCATCGACAGGAAAAGTTTCGAAATTCGATGCCGCTTCTAAGTTGCCTGTAATTGCAGCACTCTGCAAAGGAGTATAACCATTATCTATGAAAAATTTAAGAGACTGACTTCTCCTCCTTGCTACTGAAGTACCTGTTCTAGAAGTATCATTGTCAATATCGATTGTTACAACGTTTTGAATTTTTTCTTGATCGTAATTAAAAGATGTTAGACTGTTTCCTACGTTTCTTTGAACTTCGGTAGGAAGTTCGATACGAGGGAAACTACCTAACACTAAAGGCAACTGAGAAGTCTTCCCATCTAAGAAAACACCAAACACAAACGATCCTGCAGACAACTGTGCGATTCTGCCGTATCCAGAAATACCGCCTTCTGTGTTGGGTATTAACACCTGTGCCCAAGGAAGATCTGACTCTGAAATGTCACCAGTATACAAGTTGTGAACACCATAGATTCGAATTCGTACTCTACCCTCAAACCCAGCAGGGGGTTGTGCGTTTACCACCGTTGCAACAAACCAACGAGTATCGTCTCCATAAAATTCTTTTGGTAATGAATAAGGATATATCATGCCGCACCCAAACGATTCGCTGGTCTATTTATTTTCGCTATTTCACAAGTAACATTGTGATTTGACTCTCTAAAAACATGTCTTGTTTTAATAATCACATAATCACCAGACCATCGGGAGTCATACAATTCCGTATTGCCTGATTCTGGAGACAGTACATCTAAACTAAGAATATCTCCAACGGTTGCTTTCGATATTAGAAAAGCAATACCGGGAACAACTATGGTTATTGAGTTGGATAACAAAACTTGTCTTAGAACATTGGATCTAACTTTCAAAGCAAACGATGCGTTTGATATATCATCGTGATATGAACGATAGTCTGGATACAGGTTAGAAGCAGATACCTGATGCCAATACACGGAGTTAAATTCATCAATACCTTTGTCTTCTATAGTCTGGAAATCATCATAGATATCTTGCTCTGAAGCAGGGTCTATAATTTCATTGCTTTGCAAACTTTTAAAAATATCTTTAAATGTAACTCTTGCTCGATATGAAATCCCTGTAGAAACATCGGTGTTAGTGTAGAAACTTCCATAAACACCTTCTTCGATTTGATTAAGAGTGTCTACAGGATCTTTAAAATCGATTGCAGCAACTTGGGTAGAAGCACGAGCAGGGTCTAGACTTGCAGCAGACTGAGTTGCCGCCTGAGAATAAATGTAAGGCAATTGAGTATTAAATGCTTCTTGTGATAAAATTCCGTCAAGGTCCGCAAGTCTTACGTTATCATCGTGTATTGAAGAGTATAAAAATAACGGTGAACCAAAATCAGTAGTTCCTCTATCGAGCAAAACTTCACATGCTTCAATTGGAGTTAGGTAGGGGACAATATATTTTC